TTTTCGACCCCCCACATCCCCCAATTTTCAACCCGCCAACAACGCACGGCCCACGACCCACCGCCAACTTTTCGACCTGCTGACCGCCGACACCCCCACCCCTTCGCATTTAAAAAAGATGGGGGGGTGGGGTGTAAGTCGTTGAGGTTGTTTGTATAGTGTGACGCGGTTGGCTATTTATTAAATGCCAAGTGGAGGCGGCGATATGAAGTTATCGAATCGCGAGATGAATTTGCTGACGGTATTGGTTGGTGTGTTGGTGGTGTGGTTTTTGGTTTTGCTTGAAAGGGTTTGAGCGATGTTGAAGATGAAGGCGTCGGCGATGCCGAAGCGTGGTCGTCCTCCGCACAAGCCCACGGAGGCGACTCGGCGTCAGGTGATGCAGTTTAGTGCGATGGGTTTGACGAAGCGTCAGATCGCGAAGCTTTTAGCGATTGGCGAGGGGTCGATGTACAAGTATTACCGCAATGAGCTGGAGACTGCGGAGTCGCAGGCTTTGTTCAATGTAGCGACTAATTTGTACAACATTGCGACGGATCCGACGAATAAGTCGAGTGCGGTTGCGGCGATGTTTTGGATGAAGACGCGGGGAGGCTGGCGGGAGAAGAATCGGTTGGACGAGATGGAGCAGAAGGCGATTGAGACGGCCGAGGGAAGTGGGAATAGCCAGCAGGTATTGGATCCGCGGTTGTTGAGTCTGGAGCAGCGGCAGGCGTTACGGGAGATTGTGACGGTTGCGGCGCAGGCGATGATGGGGAAGCCTGTGGATGCGAATTTGATTGAGCACGATGGCGAGGGGGATGAGGGCGAGGAGGGAGAGGAAGACGAGGGTGATGAGGGAGAAGTTGTCGAAGAGTGATTTATCTATCAGAGAGGTATTTGAGATGAGTGGGATTACTGAATCGCATGTGATGGAGTTGGCTGAGATTGCGATGGCTTCACGCCGTGCTTATCGGCAGGAGTGGGAGCAGTTGCGGGCCAAGGTGGTGGAGCTTGAGATTGAGATCCAGAAGCTGAAGGCGGCCAATCAGCAATTGGCGTTGGAGAAGTATCAGGCTGATGCGATGTGCGACATTCTGACCCGGTCCTTGAAGCGGCTGGCGAGGAGGGAGGAATGAATCGCGATGACATTATTCGGCTGGCGCGAGAGGCGCAGGGAACTAGTATTCCGTCGCTTAACAACGAAACGATCCATTTTGGATTTTTGACGGAAGAACTCGAACGCTTCGCCGCCCTTGTTGCCGCCCATGAGCGCGAGCGTTTCATGGACAGGGACGAAGGTGAGTGCGCGTCTTGCGTGGACAGAAAATGTACTACCGGCCCTGAATGTGTAGCCCTCAGTAATCCCGTAACGCCGTGGGAAGTTACCTGCGCCCGCTGCGGCAAAGTCGGTCTTTCCTCAGAGTTTGAAGTTGAAGAAGGCGACGAGTGGGAGTGCCGGACATGCAACGACAGAGAGAACGCACGGGAAGCCGCCGCCATCCGTGCGTGGGGGAAAAGCCATGACCCGCGATGAAGAGGTCAAGTATGCGTTTGCCGAGTTGGATCAAACTTTCTACGACGCACTTAACGCGCTGATGGAGAAAGTCGATGCACGGGCGAGAGCCGAAGAGCGCGAGGCGTGTGCGAAGTTGTGTGATGATTTGGTTGCTGACGGAATGAGGGGAACGCCGGAATGGAACAGCGGTGTACTGAATTGCGTCGCAGCCATTCGAACAAAAGGAGAGAAGCTGTGATTGACAAGAAAAGACTAGCGAAATTGAAATCTATTAGTTTAATCAAAAAATTTTCAATGCCTTTGCCTTATTCTTCTTTTTCTCAAATTGACGATGCTTTGATCAAAGCTTGGTACGCGGGCTATGACAAAGCTGCGCGTGTTTATAGAGACGGTCAGAAGAAATAAATGAAGCAGGGTTTTTGTCTTTTTTGTTTCAAGGCGACTGAGGTCAAGCTTGTGAAGGTGGGCGCTGGCCCGCGTCGCTGGAAATGCCAGAAATGTATTGATATGAGTGATAGGGCCAAGAAGAAAAAGGCAAAGAAATGATTTTCGCAATTAAGTTTATTCTGGTTTTGAATCTGTTTTATATCGTTTGGTGTGGGATAAGGTTGTATTTTTTCCCTGAGAGTTTCCCAGATTTCTACGATGAAAATTAATGGTGGGAAGGTGGATATCGGCAACGGCGTCTTGGTGGACCCCAAGGCGCAGTTGCTGGAGCTGGATCGGGCGGATTGCGAAGAGAGCCTTTACGAGTTTCTAAGGAATGCGTGGAAGTTCATCGACTCAAGCCCGTGGGTCGATGGCTGGCCGATTGAAGCTGTGGCTGAACATCTTCAGTCGGTTGTCGATGGTGATATCAAGAGATTGATCATCAACATCCCTCCGCGCATGGGCAAGAGCAGCATCACGAGCGTGGCATTGCCAGCATGGACATGGGCGCAGGGCGATATGAGCCCGACGAGCGGGCCCGGCGTGCAGTTTCTGCATGCGTCTTATGCCAACCAGTTGTCGTTGAGAGATTCGGTGAAATGCCGGCGCCTGATCGAGAGCCCGTGGTATCAGTCTCTTTGGGGCGGGCGGTTTATTCTAAACAGCGATCAGAATACGAAAAGTCGTTTTTCCAATGACAAAGGTGGAGAACGATTGATTACGTCTATTGGCGCGGCCGTCACGGGTGAAGGCGGCAACATCATCGTGGTAGACGACCCCAACGCCGCCAATGAGGCGTTTAGTGAGGCGACCATTCAGTCCACAATCGACTGGTGGGACGGGACGATGAGTACCCGTTTGAATGATCCCAAGACGGGTGCGTACATCATCATTCAGCAGAGGCTGGCTGAGGATGATTTGACGGGGCATATCCTGAGCAAGGATGTGGGTGAGTGGACGCATTTGTGCTTGCCGATGCGGTATGAGGCCGATCGTTCGTTTATTACTTCTATTGGCTGGAAGGATCCCCGTCAGTTGGACGGGACGTTGTTGTGGCCTGAGCGGTTTGGCGACAAGGAAGTCACGTTGCTTGAAAGGCAGTTGGGGCCATTTTCGGCTGCCGGTCAGTTGCAGCAGCGTCCTGAGCCTGCCGGTGGCGGTGTTATCAAGCGCGACTGGTGGCAATTGTGGAATGAGGATTCATTTCCGCCGATGGATTTCATTGTGGCGTCGTTGGACACGGCCTATACGGTGAAAACGTCGAACGATTATTCGGCAATGTCGGTTTGGGGTGTATTTACGTCAGAAACCAAAGCGACCAACACGCGAGTTTTAGGGGAGGATGGCCGTCCGATCTACATGGATCGCATGTACATGGACGGGGCGCCAAAGGTGATGTTGATGCACGCATGGCAGGAAAGACTGGAATTCCATGATTTGGTGGAAAAAGTCTCCAAAACCGCGAAATCTTTGAAAATTGACAAGTTAATTATCGAAAATAAGGCTGCCGGTATTTCGGTCGCTCAGGAATTAAGGCGTTTGTACGGCAATGAAGGCTTTGCGGTGCAGCTTTCGGACCCTAAATCGCAGGATAAATTGTCGCGGTTGTATTCCGTTCAGCATTTATTTGCCGACGGGATGATTTATGCGCCTGATCGGGCATGGTCCGAGATGTTGATTACCCAAGTGGGGCAATTTCCGAAAGGAAAGCACGATGACTTGGTGGATACCGTGTCCATGAGTCTCAGGCATTTGCGTGATATTGGCCTTTTGAGCCGTTCTTCCGAGCGTTCTGCCGAAATTGAGGCTCAGAAAATATATCCCGGCAAGCAGGCAGCGCCTTTGTACCCGGTTTGAGGAGTGAATTACCGTGTTTGATTTGTCCAAGGATAAAATTCTTGCTCAGGCGACCGTGGAATTGATTGAGGAGCACGTTCACGGCCCTTCTTCGCCTATTTCCGCTTGGGAAGTGACCGTTTTTGGCGGCCCGAAGGGCGGGCGGCAGGATTATCGCCGGATCTATACAATAGAAGCCAAAACAGATAATAATGCCGCACAAGAAGGCATCCGTCTATTTGTTGAAGAGATGGAAAATTTGCGTGACGCCAAAGTGAAGGACGATTGATATGGCTATGACGCCCGGCCTTGTGCCAAACATTCGCCAACTTGGGCCTGAAGAGCCTGAGAAGCCTGAAGATGCGGATATTGTGGTCGAGGCGGCAGATGAGGGCGGCGATCAGCCAGTAGTTGGCGATGACGGCACGATCATTCAGATCGATCACGATGATGGTTCGGTCACGATTGCGCTGGATGGCGCATCGCTTGGCAATGTAAACCAGCCGAAAGACACGAGTTGGTTTCGCAATCTGGTCGATGAGATCGGTGCTGACGAGTTGGGGCGGATTTCAGGTGAGTTGCTGCGAGGCATTTCAGACGACCTCGACAGCCGTAAGGAATGGATCGAAGACCGTGCGCTTGGCGTCAAGCTGCTGGGGCTGAAGATCGAGATTCCGGGCCTGCAAGGCGCATCGGACGGTGCTCCGGTGGAAGGTATGTCGAAGGTCAGACATCCCTTGCTCCTTGAGGCGGTATTGCGTTTTCAGGCCAATGCACGGTCTGAACTGTTGCCGACTGACGGTCCTGTGAAGATCCGCAATGACGATACGAATGCGGATCGCAAGGAAGACGAGCTGGGCGACAAGCTCGAAATGGACCTGAATCATTATTTGACGGCGGTGGCGACCGAGTATTACCCGGACACCGACCGTATGTTGCTGATGCTGGGCTTTGGCGGGACCGCATTCAAGAAGGTCTACAACTGCCCGCTACGCAATCGACCTGTTTCGGAGACCGTCGATGCTGACGATCTGATCGTGAACAACAACGCGACAGATCTGATGAATGCCAAGCGCGTAACTCACCGGACGTACATGCGCCCGTCCACGGTGAAGCGTTTGCAGATTCTGGGAGTGTATCGGGATATTTCCCTATCGACTCCCAGCTCGTTAAATCTTGACGCACTGCAGCGTGAAGAGATGGCGCAGCAGGGTTTGATGCCTGAAGCTTCAAATCCCGAAGACCGTGATCGCGAGATCTATGAATGCTATTGCGAGCTCAACATCAAGGGATTTGAGCACACGCACAATGGCAAGATTTCGGGTCTTGAGATTCCGTATCGCGTGACGATCGACAAGTCGTCGCGTGAGATCTTGTCAATTGTCCGTAATTACGACGAGGACACTCAGGACTTACCCGTACCGAAGCGTCGTTTCGTCAAGTACACGTTTGTCCCCGGTTTCGGTTTCTACGATATCGGTTTGCTGCATATCTTGGGCAACACGACGAATGCCATCACGGCCGCGTGGCGTGAGTTGCTCGATGCCGGCATGTACTCGAACTTCCCGGGCTTTCTCATGGCTGATACGGGGGCTCGCCAGAACACCAATATCTTCCGCGTCCCCCCCGGCGGCGGTGCTCTGGTTAAAACGGGCGGCCTGCCCATCAATCAGGCCATCATGCCGCTCCCGTATCAGCCGCCTTCACAAGCCTTGATGCAGCTAGTCGGCGACATGGCTCAGACGGGTATGCGTATTGGCGGTACGTCCGAGCAGCAGGTGGGAGAAGGTCGCGCCGAAGCACCGGTAGGCACGACGCTTGCGATGATCGAGCAAGCGGTGAAAGTGATGAATGCGGTGCATAAGCGCCTTCATGCCGCGCAAGCCGAAGAGTTCAAGCTGTTGGTAGATTGCTTCAAGGAAAACCCGGAAGCGTTCTGGCATCGCAAGTGCAAGTCTCGCACGCAGTGGGATGAGCAGACGTTTTTGCAGGCGATCAATAACTGCGAGCTGGTCCCGCAGGCGGACCCGAATACGGCCTCTCACGGTCAGCGCGTGATGAAGATCATGGCGTTGAAGCAGTTGCAGGCCGCGAATCCGTCGATGTACGACCCGGTCGCAATCGACATGGCCGCCCTGCAGGCGATTGGTTACAACAACCCGCAGCAGTTTCTGGCCCCGCCAGAGGCCCAGCAGGCGCCCCCGCCTGAGCTTCAGCAGATGCAGGCCAAGATGGCGAACGAGAAGGCGGCTGCTGACGCCAAGATGCTGGAGGCCAATGCCAAGATGGCTGAGGCCAAGGCCAAGGCTTCCGAGGCTCAGGCCAAGATTCAGGTGGGTCATTTCAATCCAAAGCAGGAAAAGCCTGAAGCTGCGCCAGCTCCGCCTGAAGACAATACGGTAGATGTCATGGCTGCCCATGCAAAGCTGATGGACGCCCAGACCAAGCGGGCTGAGTTGGCTATCAAGCACCATGACTCAGAGGATGAAGCGCAGAACCGTGCTCTGGATCGCCAGTCTCGTGAAAAGATTCAGGTCATGGAGTTGGTGCGCGACATACTTCTTCACAACACGCCATCCGCTGAAGTCCAGAAGGACATCGCGGAGACCAAGAAAGACATCGGTGAATAATCATGGCAGCAGATCCATCAAAGATCATTCGACAGGCTTTGATGGCGGCGAAGTCAATTTCTCCAATATCAGAATTAGAAAAATACGTTAGGGAGAAAAGAGGAGAGTACGGTGCCAAGCGCGTTCAGCGGGCGGCAGATGAAATTCCCAACTTGGAAAAGTTGTATGAGATGGATGCGCTCAAAAGCGCATTTACTGGCGATAACGCCAAGGCGTTCAGGCAAAATTTAAATCAATTTGTCGCCTTTCACCCCACTCAGATCAAATCCGCCATCGGCAATCGCGGTACTTACGACCGGCGGGAAGAGGAGATTAATAAGGCTGACGGTGGCGCAGTAGACGTTAACCCCGACTACCACAAGAACCTTGCCAAGTTCATGGAGGGGGCGCACCCAGAGATGTTCAATGCGGATGGGACGCCGAGGGTGTTCTATCATGGAAGCGGGGCTGATTTTAAAAATTTTGAACCTAATCGTGGGCCTGCCGGTTTTTTGGCTTTTAAACCAGAAACAGCAAATTATTTTGCAGAAGAACCAAACAGTGCTGCTCAAGAAAGTGCTGATTGGCGGCAGGGGGAGCATCGTCCGGTCGTTTATCCTGTTCATTCAAACGTCAAAAAGATTTTTGATTTAAGGAAAAAGTCTCATAGAGATTTAATTGGCCTTAACCATAAAGAAGATTGGAATTGGGAAAAATTAGAAGAAAAACATAAAGACATAGCTAAACATGGATTTGATTCTTATTACGATTTTGAAGGTGGGTACAAAACAATCCCGCACCCGCAAGGAATAGCCGTCTTCCACCCCCACCAAATCAAATCCGCCATTGGCAACAACGGCGATTTTGACCCAACCAACCCCGAGATTCACAAGGGAAGTGGCGGCTTCCTAGAACCCCACGCGCAGCATGTCCCCACCAGCGGTGTGACTGGATATGAGGATGGTGGAAGTGTTGAGACGGGTATCAACGTCAGAAATGATGATGTCCCATACGCCGATCATATCGTTGATGGAAAGAAAAAATACGAGACAAGAAACTCTCATTCTTTAAAGCCTTACGTTGGCAAGCGTGTTGCCATTGTTAGGACAGGCCAAGGGCCAGCAGCGGCGATTGGCGAAGTGACGGTAGGCGAGCCTCATATTGTTGATGAAAATGGTTTTAGGGCGCTTCAAGACCAGCACCTTGTACCTCCCGGTAGTCAATTTGATATCAAGCCGGGCGGTCAAAAATATTTGTATCCAATGATCAATCCTGAAAGGTATTCAAAGGAAAGATCAGTTGGTCATGGGATTGTCTCCAGAAAAGTTAATAAAGCTACCGGCGGCGCAATCATCGCCCGCACTACTGGGGGAGAGGTAGAAAGCGATATCCCTCCATTAGAATTCAACAAGCACCCTGATTTTATTCCGGCAAATGATCCGAGGCGCAAAAAAAATCTTGATGAATACACGGCCGGTAATCATCCTGATCTTTTTGAACCTAACGGAAATCCAAAAGTTTTTTATCACAATTCCAATCGTGATTTCGGCACATTCAATCCAGAAATCAATCCTCGCGAAGAAATTGGCACTCACTTTGGAACAATAAATCAAGCAAATACTTTTGGAGATTTACCCGGAAGCGAATCTGGCAAAGGAAGACGTACATATATTGCTCATCTAAATATTAAAAATCCTTTGCGATTGATAGACAGAGGTGGATTTGGGTGGTCAGGCGTAATGCAACAGTTGCAAGAAAAAAATCTTATTGATTCAAGAACCAAAAAAAGAATTATGACTGGAAATGATGATTATGAGGACGATGGGAAACCTTGGAATGGGTGGCCTACACAATCCCATGAAAAAATC